ATTCGGAGCTGTTGCTGATACTCCTGATCACTCAGGGCATACGGGTCTGGCTCCTTCGGCACGTTTGGCCTTTCCTGTTTTGGCATCTGCTGCTCAAGTAACTGCAAACGCTGCTTTAGCTCTTCGGCCTCTCGCTCTTTTTCCCTGAGCTTAAAGACCTTTTCATCTATGCCACGTTTGTATGCCTCTTGCTGCACCGGGTCAAATCTGGCCCGTACCTGACGCCAATCAGGATCGGTTTGTTTGTCCTGAACCTCTTCAGTATCCGTAGATGAGTCGGAATCAGTTTCCTGATCTTCAGTTTCTACCTCTTCAAGCTCTATTTCAGCCTCATCGAGCGTATCTTCTGGTTCCATCTTACCTTCCATAAATGCCGTCAAATAAACGGTGACGTTCCGTGCCTCCAAGTAAGCGTGGAGTTCGCTGTAGCCTAACTATACCACATATTGTGGTTTTGCAATGTTTTTAGTCTATTATCAGCCCTCTCCTGAGAAGGTCATCTACCATCTCCTGAGTGATCCTTCCCTGACCGCCAGCCTTTATCATGCCCTGTACGCTTGATCCATAATTGCCATCACCATAAAGCCCGGGGAAATCGTATCCTTTAAGCTTCCCTGACGCCTTGCCAAGCTCTTCGCTATCTGCACCCTTTAGGCGCATGTCGGACAGGCTTTGCTCTGCAGCCGCTCTTCTTTGAGCTAGCAAATCCATAAAATTAGCCGCGGGACGCTTGTCTACGCCGAATATGCTAGGGTCAAGATCAAAGATACTAAAACCCTCTCTAGCCAGACCTATGGGCCTCCCAGATAACGCAAACGCATAAGACGGGTGATCACTCATGACAGGATCTAAAGGATTTGTGCCCGCATAATAATCTGGGTTCAGCTCGTAGAACGCATTGACCTGCCCAAATGGTGCATCCACTTCAGATGGCTCGGTAACGATTGCTCTGATTTGTGACCTACTCAAAGCCCCAGCTTCCTGTGGCCCTTTTTCATCAAGCGCCTGCAAAATAGATTTTCTCTTACCGCCTATGCTGGACAGATATTCTGGTGTTGCCCTGTCTATCCCCGGAAAGTCCGGTATCAGTGCAGCCTTGCTGTCCGTGCCCTCTCGTATTCTCTTATCTAAAATGTTCTTATCAGATTGGCTTAAAACGCGCTGCGCGTATGGCACCGCGATGTCAGTTGACATCGTTGCAAAGTCAGGGCTTGGCCCTACCATTCCGTGCGGAGCAAATATTACTCCCGGCCTACCACTAAGAGACTGTGCCTGTCTTGCCCTGTTTAGCTGCGCCCTGACAGCGTTCTCGGCAGATGCAAACGCAATACCTCTATCGATGTTGTTTGGCTGCATGCCGAACCCAAAACCGCCACGCTGCAGGCTGTCTACTGGCACACCATTGACTGCTGTAACTCTTTCTAACCCGGGCCTACTCGTATCTGTTATGCCCGTCATGTATGCGCGATCTATGAGATCTTCGGCTCTTGCGAGAGGAAAACTGGTAAGTTGTGGAGCGCTCATCTCCACATCCATTTCATTAACCCTTCTTACGTCCCCAACGCGCCCTAACAAAGTTGAATCTCTACCTATCTCTGGGATAGGTCCACCAAATTGACGCTCAAGCTCATTACGCAATGCAGAGGCAGTGGCAATGCCTGTTCTGCCGCCACTGTATAGGGCTGTAGGAGACGCTGTTTTCTCTATCAACACGCCAGCTTGACCTATCTTCTCTGGCAGGTTTCTTATGGTAAAGCCTTCACCTAATTGAGCCTGCATATAATCCCTAAGCTCTGGCTGACTAAAACCCTTCTGATAAGTGTCTGCAGTAGTGATTATCGACATAGGCTCTCTACCCGGAGTGCCTTTTGCGTTCAACACGTCTCTGCCGCGAGTGGTGACAACAGCTCTGCCTCCGGGAGCCAAAACCCTGCCAATATCAGCAACCGCCTGATCCCTGACATCTCTGGGCATTACGTTAAGCACATTAAGAGATGTTAGGTTCTCGTACGATTCATCTGGAATATCTGCTGCGCTGGAATATGTTGGGCTGAATCCCTCTCGCGGATATGGTTCAAAAGTGTCTGCCCCAATCTCTGACGCCCCTTGACCTCTTCCGGCCCCAAAATCCAGAGTTCTGCCCTCGCCAAGCACATTTCTAGCTTTTTGATAACTCGGAAGCGTTGAAGCTCCAAGCTGAGTACGTTGAGCATTCGATAGCGGAGGCATCCGTGGAGCGCCGCGTAAAGGCTCATCGCCTATCTTTTTAATAACCTTTGCAGCAGCATCACCGACAACAGGAATCATCCCAGCAGCCAAAGCTGTAGTGTCCACTGCCGTGCCGATCAAGTCACCAGAGCCAATAGACTGACGCAAATCTCCTACGCCCATCGCATCGCCTACACCGGGAATGAAGTCCATCGCTCCTACCGCAGTATCTACTAGCTGGCCTGTGCGATAGCCCTCTCTGCCTGCAATATTGCTACCGCCAAAGAAGTCATTTAGAGCTGATCTTGCGGTCTCTCTGAACGCAGGATTGAACGGATTGATTGATGTAGGCGCAGCCATCACGCTCTGATTGGACGGCACAGGAGCCTGCGCTGTTATGCCTCTGCGGCTCAGCTCCCTTGCGGCTTCCTGTCTGTCCCTCTCATCAACTGGTAAAGGATTCTGCTGTGTATAACCAGATAAGCCCTCTACGCTCATCAATGACGTAGTAGGCTCAGGAATAAACTGTCGCAGAGATGTTTGCTCAGCCACCGTTAGCAATCCTCATCAGGTCCACATCGGACATCATAGCCATCCGGGCCTTGCGCTCTTGCTCATCCATCATGTCGGTCATCTGCTCTTGGTTGTCTAGCTGATCACCAAATGCCTTGATGTTGGTGTGGTCTATAACAGCACCAACCTTCTCAGCCTCAACCTGCGCCTTGATGCGATTGGTCTGAGCATTGAAGACATCAACCTGCGTCTTGGCCTGCTCCGCTACCAACTCGTTCTGATCGTTCTGAGCTTGTAGCTGTATCCTCAAAGTGTCGTTCTGCACCTTCTGAGCGTCTATCTGGGCCTTCATCATGTCGGCCTGAGCCTTCATCTGTTCTGCCTGCGCGAGCACCATAGCCGGATCAGGAGCCTGTTGTCCCTGCGACTGCATCTTAGCGGCCATTTCTTGCAGCTCTTCCTCGGTCATCTGAGATTGCGGGATCAATCCGGCAGCAATCATCTGTATCCGCTTGCGCTCTGCGATCTGAGACGCGGCTGGCGTGGAGATGTTCTGCAGCAAAAGGTCACCAGCGATCTGCATCAGGCTTGGATCAGTCTGTGCCAGTGTCGTGATGGCCTCAATCGTCTCCTGCTGCCGATTGCGGAAGCTAGGGCCAGCCCGACAGGTAACGTCATAGGTTCCAACCTGCAGATCATTGACGGTGACAATCTCGCCTGTGGCGTTGTCGATCACCTTCTGATTGATAGGCACCATATCGTAGGACTCATCCTCTCGCAGGATGCGAACCTGACGCTCTGTGTCGTAGACCATAGGGATGGCATCCTTTAGGAGCCTTCCTGTAGCCGCTACCGCAATCTCTAAACCGCGACTGTACTTCATCGTGCTATTGGTCCCACGGTCCTGCAACTGCTTGATAGCAACGCCAGACTGTAGCCCGGGATTGTCGCCCATATTGGCCGCGAACATACCAGCCGTCTGGCCTATGATTGCTCGCATAGACTCAGATATCCGCGCCAATCCGGGATTAACCTGACTGCCTCCCTGCTGTTGTGGCACGGCAGGTGATTCTGGGTCTATGTTGTAAAATTGGACGGGATCTGCGTTGGTGTTCAAAGTTTCGAGCTGCTTCTCATGCCCACTGGCTTGAGCCATTGTCATCCAATACTTAGCTCTTGGAGCCAGCGCACCCTCTTCGATTTCACGTGAAACGCTGTAGTTCATCACCCGCTGAGGATCGAGCAGCTTCTCAACGACTCCCCAGTAGATTGTCTTGTTCTCGAATATCTTAAAGTTGGCGTATGCCGGGACCACGGGAATGCGGCAGAAGACAGTCTCTTTCTTGTCTTCTAAGAAGTCTTTGGCATCAAAGAACCGAGAGCAAACATAGTGCTTCTTGCGGGTCCGGCGCTTTGCCTCTGTCACACCAATGGCCGCGAGATCATCTACAACCTTCTCAAAGTCCTCGTTGACCTCATGTACCTGACCGTTGGACATCATTACAAGCTCACGGTCTTCTGACTCCAAATACAGAAACTCACCAACTACAATGCACTCAGCCTTGTCGTAGTACGCCTCACCTTCGCGGTCATCATCTACGCTTTCGCCAGAGCCCTCTGGGAATCGGGCCTCGTACTCATCCTTCGCCATCGCGTGAAGCACGAAGGCATACCGACTGTCTGACTTATCTTGATTCTCTGCTGCGGGATCGAACCACACCCGATCTACAAAGTTTCCGATATGCTCAATAGCTAGGTCTTGGTCGAAACTGTTGTCATCAACGTACTTCTGGACCACGCGCCAGCCATCCATCCCGCCGATCACCATATTCCTAGCGCACTGGGCATAAGTAGTCTTGGCGTTGGACATCTGCTCGATGTTGCGGATGATGCCGTCATAGGCAATGGCAAGGTCTTTAGTTGCATCGCCTCCAGCGGGAGATACTCGGATGTCGTAGTCGGATTGCTCTATCTCAGAGGCAACCTGATCCACTATGGGATTAACCATATCGAACGTATAGCGCGGCTTAGCTTCGTTAGAGTTCCACCAGTAGGGTTCCCACTGACCATCGCGCTTGTCCAAGAACAAGTGCGCCTCTCTTACGCGCTCCCGGTTGTCCTTATCTGCTTGCTGGCATTTATCCAGCAGCTCGATAACGTCCTGATGCTCTTCGTAATCTGCCTTGTAGGCAAGATCATCCTCGGTAGCACCGCGATCCTCTAACTCTTTGCCATTGTCATATTCTGCCATTCTTCCATCCCGCAAAGTTTATAGTCACTGGTTTAACAGCGCTGGCTTTAGGGCTGTGCATCGACATCATTAAGGCATCGCCCATATTTGGTGAAGGTATTGAGTACGGCTTCTTCGCCATCTCTACCTTGCTTAGTATCTGGATTTTACCAGAGTTTGAGCGTTTTAGTGGAATTCTGCACACCTCAGAGCGTAATTGTTCAATATTGTCAATATCTGATGACAAACTAATTAACTCCTCCGGGTTTATGTATTGGCCCTTGACCACAGCGCGATACGTTGCCTCGAACCTATCTCGCAGGGTCCACCACATCTGAGCGCGTTTATTGAAGAATGTCTCTTTATTCGTCTTGGCCCTCTGGCTACCGCCCAGCGTGTACGGCATCTCTGGGTCATACGGTGACTCGGAGCCCTTGAACAT